ACTTTAGACTGCATACTTCTGATAGTAATTATTATCCTTATGGTAAGTCTATTTGCGCTCCTGGTGTACGTGCGTGGAAATCACTACGTATGATGGAAGACGCGATGTTAATTTATCGTTTACATCGTGCGCCTGAGAGACGTATCTTTTACATCGATACTGGTAACCTACCACAAACTAAGGTAGAGATGTTCATGGAACGTATTAAAGCTAAGTTTAAGAAAGAAAAATACTTTAACAATGACACAATGAACGCAGATGAAAGGTTCAACCCTTTGTCGAGCGAAGAAGACTTCTTTGTACCTATTAAAAACGGACAGGGTACAAAAATCGAAACATTACCAGGCGCTCAGAACTTGGGAGAGATTGACGACGTCCGTTATTTCAGAGATAAAGTTCTTGCAGCTATGAAGATTCCAAAAGACTTCATTGTAGAGAAAGATAAGTCCCCAGAAAGAAAAGCTAACCTATCTCAACTAGACGCTAAATTTGCAAAAGCTGTTATGCGTGTACAACGTGATACGGAAGTATGTCTTACAACGTTAGTGAAACGACATCTAACACTACGTAAGTTTCCTAAATCTGCAATTCAAGGGTTGCAGGTAAAATTAGCTCCACCATCTGATTTAAGCGAGAAAAGAAAGCTAGAACTAGCAGAACAAAAAACCCGAGTGGTACAAGCTGTGAAAGGACTAGACTTATTCTCTAATGAATACATTTACAAAAATTTCTATAATATGAACGATTTGGAAATTGAAGAAGTTAAACTCCAGAAAGAATCCGAAACACCGCCACCAGCTGAGGCAGCTCCTGCTGCGCCTGCAATGCCTCCAGAGGGAGGAGCACCACCACCAGCACCGGGAGAAGGTGCGTAAATAATTACAAGAGCCGTATTTAAAGCTCTATATAAAATAAGACCGATGAATTTTAAAAATCTTTTCAATAACCGCAACAAAAATTTTGCTCGTTTAAGCGAGGCTGGCGATTACTTAGGTCGCCGTCTTAGAGAGAACCTAGTCATTTACGATATCGATGACACGAATGACTTAGTAACGTACGTCACGGAATGCAATAACCTGATTACGTGTAACTACAAAGAAACCAAAGGTAAATTAACTTTTGAGAACTTCATAGTAGAAAATCTAGAAACTATTACATCTGACGACGCTATCGATAACAAGGTGTCTAACCACGTACACCAGTTCATGGAAGCCCTTACCCACGATAGGTTTGATAACGCAGAGGATTCTTTTGACGCGGTAATCAAGTCATTTAAAATGCGTTCAAAAATTGAAGAGTCTCGCAAGAAGTTAAACAAAAAAATAAATCGTTTCAACGAATCGTATAACATCAAGAATACTAAAGCGTATAACAAGTTCGAGGAATCTCTACCGCTTCTTAAAAAGTTTTTAGAAGAAAACATCGAAGATTTACAAAACAATTCTAAGCTTATTGAAGGTTTGCGTCTGTCTAAGGTTGTAGGTGATACGTATGATTTACCAAGATTGAAGTTAGAAAATTTGTCTAACGAATTCGTAGTTATACCGTCTAACTCTAAGAAAACTCTATACGAAATGGTTTGTGAAAAAGAATTAGTAAGAAAAGAGTTGTTGGAAGCCAAAGAATCGTTCTCACGTATGTGGTCTAAGAACGACCAAGTAGCTACCCTAGCATCTCACATTTATTCTAACGACTCCACAATCAAGAAAGCTCTTTCAGAAGCTGTGGCCGCAGTCCCTTACTTAGCACTATCAAATAAAGTGGACTTAACATCAGTATTAGATTCTGTATTCCAAGTTACTAACCCAGGAAGCATATCTCAGAAAGACATTCGTGAGTTTGTAGGTAAAATCTATGAGTTCAAAAAACCATTAAAAACAACTGTTTTAAATACTCTAAATGAGCGTTACGGTGTTAATGTACAAAGCTTACGTTTCATCCCTTCATTTAAAGGATTGGCTGAAGTTCAATCTGAGATATTCGGTATGCTCTCTGAGTCTGCTGGCGAAGGAATCCTAAGTGATGTACTAAAAGAATTTTCTGTATGCATGAACAAGAAAGGTGGTGTGCAGGTTCTTGATGTAGCTAACATACTATCAACCGTGATGTCAGACGCTGATTTCCATGTAGTTGAAATTAATGAACAGTTTGAAATGAAAAAGCTGTCAGATTACCTAAAAAATAATATTGACGAAGCTCAGTATTACGGTGACGATGACAAACTATCTAACGACCCGGGTATGGGCAGCGACAAGAAAAAAGGAAAGAAAGATAAGGATTACGGAGGTAACAAAGGTGATATCAAAGCCAAGGACCGTAAGAAAGATGATGACAGTGACTTAGAAGCCGATGAAAAAGGTGATGTTGATTACAACAAAAATGACCTTCCCGGCGACAAAGCTAAGAAAGGCAAAAAGCTAAGCAAAAAACAAAGCGACAAGAT